CTGCAAGCGCATATATGCTTTGGGATACATCAGCAGATGATTTAGTCTTGGCAGGTGCTGCTGGAATTGATCTCGCAGGAGATTTAGATGTAGACGGCACGGCTAATCTAGACGTAGTAGATATTGATGGCGCTGTGGATATGGCATCTACTCTTACTTTAGCCGGTAATGCTGATTTTAATGGTGATCTTGATGTTGATGGAACGGCTAATCTTGACGTAGTAGATGTCGATGGCGCTGCTAACTTTGCCGCAGACGTAACCTTTGCCGATGGCGCAGATATCATTACTGCCACGGCAGGAACTAATAACGTTCGGATTGGTGTCAATGCCGGTATCAACATTGCGTCCGGGGGTAATTACAACGTACTTATAGGCGGTGAAGCAGGAAACGACCTAACCACGGGCGATTATAATATAGCAGTGGGTTATGGTGCTTTGGATGCTGCCACCACGAATGAGCGTAACAGTGCGATTGGGTATTTGGCACTTAGTGCAGCGAATAAATCGGGAGACCCAGAAGTTGTCGCCACTGGTAATACCGCAATAGGCTATTACACGCAGCCCAATGTCACTACAGGGTCTTACAATACAAGCTGTGGCGCTCAATCACTGCAGAACTCGACGTCATCAGCAAACAATACCGCAATGGGATACCTGGCGCAGCACTTAAATACGACCGGGAGCTACAACGCCGCTCTCGGACAGCAAGCACTTTATTCCAACAGAACTGGTTACGGCAACACCGCAGTTGGATACGTGTCTATGTATACGAACGCGACTGCCATTTACAACACCTCACTGGGCTACCAATCGCTCTATTACGCCACTGCCGGTTACAACACCGCAGTTGGAGCTTTTGCACTGATGGGAGCAAGTGGGACTAATGATGGGGTTCAGAATACCTGCCTTGGTTACACGGCTGGTAGTACGTTAACGGAAGGAAATAACAATGTTGTTATCGGTTATAGCGCACAGCCTGTTGCTGCAACCACTGACAATTCTATTACACTTGGCAACTCTAGTCATACCGTTCTCCGCTGTCAGCAAACTAGCATCACTTCACTTTCTGATGAACGAGATAAGCAAGATATTGAAGACCTTCCTGTTGGTCTTGACTTTATTAACACGCTACGCCCTGTAAAATTCACATGGAATATGCGGGATGGTGGAAAAGTTGGCGTCGAAGAGGCTGGACTCATTGCTCAAGAGTTGGATGCCGCACAACAAGAGTTTGATGCTGAAGAATACTTACAACTTGTCCTGAAAGATAACCCAGATAAACTAGAAGCGTCACCGGGAAAACTAATACCGATGCTTGTGAAAGCTGTTCAAGAACTATCCGCTGAAGTTAAAGAACTGAAGGAGAAACTCGATGCTTGATGCACCAACCGAAGAGGAGATTGTGGCACATTTTACCGCCATGGATGATAGCGTTACGCTTATTAACGCAACCGTTGCTGACGATACTGAAGCGTTACAAATGTGCGGCACTGCTGCCGAAGTGAAGCTGATGGTAGCTCGCAATACTGGGCATCTTGAGCTTCAAGCGGCAAAAGATTGGTACATCGCGTCAAGCAATAATAAAACGTCTTATACCGACGCAGTCACAGCGGGTAAAGCCTACGTCGCAGCGTGATGAATAACAAAACTAGGATAAGCTAATATGCCTGAACCAAGAGTACTGACTACTGATGATATAGAAATGATTGCTGAAAGAGCCGCAGATAAAGCGTTAGAAAAAGTTTATGCGGATGTTGGCAAGTCATTGGTAAAAAAGTTTTTTTGGGCGTGCGGACTTGTGGTAATTACTGTAGCTGTTTGGGTGTCTAAAGATACATTTTAATGGCTAACTTTACTAACACAGGTTGGTCACGAGGTAGCTGGAGTCGAGGTAAATGGAATGGTGGTGCAAATAAATCTAGTTTACTAGAAATTAGAGTAGAGCAAAGCAGATTAAAAAAATTAAAACGACAACAGTATAGATTGCAAGATGACGAAGAAGTATCTGCACTAATACTGCTAAAACAAATGCAACGGAGAGGATAAAATAGCTATGGATATATCTGAACAAAATAAATATGACACTATGTTTAGTACACTTAGTACAGAAGGCTGGGGAATACTTAGAGACCGACTACTTGAAATGTATACCCAACAAAATAATGTACTAAGTATACCGGATGAAAAAATTTTTTGGCAACAACGCGGTTCGTTAAGCATGTTGCGCTTTATGATTGAAATCGAACAAGTTTTACAAAATGAACTTGCACAAATAAATGCAGAAGAAAAAGAAGAAGAGGATAACAGCAATGATTAACGATTATCGTTGTTTAAATTGTCAAAAAGTTTTTGAAAGGTGGTCTCGGGAAATAACATTACCGTGTCCTTGTCGTTTAAAAAAGACGGCAGAAAAAATTATTTCGGGCGGGAAATTCTCATTACCTGGAATAGATTCTGGTTTTCCAACGTCTGCCGATAAATGGGCAAAAAGACACCGGAAAGCAAACCATGCCAACTTAAAAGAGTTAGGCATACCACATTAAATCCCCTGTAAAAAGGTTAAGATTGGAGATACGTTATGGCAGAGATACTTGTAGATNATGACAACGTTACGGATCAGATTGANGATTCTAAACTTGTTACAAAACTTCAGGAAGAATTGACACCTAATAATGAACAACCCGTAGTTGAAGAACCTGAAATAGCAGCCGAAGTGCTTCCTGAAAAATTTAGGAATAAAAGCGTAAGAAGATGTTATNGAGTCTTACCAAAATTTAGAAAAGCAGTATGGTAAGCAGGGTAATGAAATGGGCGAGTTGCGAAAATTAGCCGATAGCTTGATACAAAAAAATCTACAGGAATCTAATACTCAATCCCCTGCAGACATACTGGAAAGTGAGTTGTCAGAAGATGACTTTATTCTTAATCCAGTTGATGCAGTAAAGCGTGTTGTAGAAGATGCCCTACGTCCGGTTAAGCAGGAATTAACTAAGGCGCAATCTGATCAAACTATGCAAAGAGTGTTAAATGCTCACCCAGATGTAGAGTCTGTTGTGGGTAGTGCNCAGTTTGAAAAGTGGGTAATGGANTCTAAACCACGNCAAGAAATGTGGCTTAAAGCAAATAGCGGTGACTTTGAATATGCTGATGAATTGCTTACGCAATATAAAGCACTAAACTCTGTTAAAGATTTAGAACAACAAGCAACAATTCAAACTGCAAAGGAAGAAGAATTAAAAGCCGCTACTTCTGTGTCGAAAGGTAATTCGTTTGAAGCAACGTCTACAGCAAATAAACCTATATATCGTAGGTCTGAGCTTATACGACTTCAAATGTCTGACCCTGCTCGATATGCCCAACTAGGAAATGAAATCACCCAAGCGTATGCCGAAGGTCGAGTTCGATGACTAATTTTAATCTTTTAAAGGAGACTTAGCATGGCAAATTTTAGTGCCGCGTCAGCGATGAATACAACTACTCAGGATAAATTTATTCCTGAATTGTGGAGTGATGAAGTTGTTGCCGCTTATAAAAGTAATTTAGTACTAGCAAACCTAGTTACTAGAATGAATCACAACGGAAAAAAGGGCGATACTGTCCATATTCCTAAACCTACTCGTGGTGATGCAAGTGCAAAAACTACGCGACAACAGGTTACTTTGATTGCTGCTACGGATACGGAGCTTTCCATTTCCATTGACCAGCACTATGAGTACTCTCGTTTGATTGAAGACTTGTTGGATAAACAAGCTTTGTCTAGTATGCGTGCGTTTTACACGGATGATGCGGGTTTTGCGCTGGCTAAACAAGTAGACACGGCTCTTTGGACGCAATCATATGCGTTGCAGGGTGGCGATGGTGCTGCTGCGTATCATGGAGATACGGCTGTTATTGGTTCAGACGGTAGCACGTTATTTAGTGCAAGTCAAGCTGGTGTTGCTATTGCTGATGCTGGTTTGCGTAAAGTTATACAAACCCTAGATGATGCGGATATTCCTATGTCCGACAGATTCTTAGTGGTTCCTCCGGTTGAGAAGAAAAATCTTACCGGTATTGCTCGATTTACAGAGCAAGCGTATGTAGGTGAAATCGGTGGCGGTAATACAATTCGTAATGGTCTAATTGGAGACCTTTATGGAATTCCCGTCTATGTGTCTTCAAATGCACCGACAAATAATAGTGCGCGTGCGTGCCTACTTTCCCATAAATCTTCGATGGTTATGGTAGAGCAGATGAGTGTTCGTACCCAAACTCAGTACAAACAGGAGTTTCTTGGTGATTTGTTCACTGCGGATACTATCTATGGTACTGGTGAACTTCGTAATGATGCGGGTATTTTAATCGCTGTTCCTACCTAAAAAAGGCGGTGGTCTTATATCTAAATATTTAAACTGGTAAAAGGAGATTTAACATGGCTTTACCAACAGGCACAAACTACGGGCAATCTGTGACTAAATACGCAATTGCCTCTGAGACCAAAGACTGGGGAAGCGTTTCTGATGGCGACGAAGCTGCTGAAGAGGTCACCGTAACTGGTGCACAACTAGGCGATTTTGCTTTGGCATCAATGAGTATTGATACTACGGATATTACGCTAACCGCTACTGTAACGGCAGCGGACACGGTTACGGTCATATTGGCTAATAACACGGGCGGCGCAATTGACTTAGGGTCTGGCACTTTGTATGTCATGGTGTTACCACGCGAAGTTATCTAAGGTCGTTAAAGGGGGGGAGGGCAACCTCCTCCCTATTTTAAACACAGGAGTACGGTATGGCTACAGTAGGCGTAACACTACTTGATGTAGTTAACAGAATAAATATTCGTCTTCGCGACACTATTGTCACGTCTATTACGAGTACTGTATCGTCATCCCCAGCAACTACGACTGGAATGACTAACTACACAGATACGCTGGTTAGGTTAATTAACGATGCAAAACGAGAAGTAGAAGATGCTTTTGATTGGTTAGATTTACAGGAAACAGTTACATTTGACACAGTATCTGGTACAAACACCTACGCAGTGCAACAAACTAGTGGGGGAGTTATTTATACTAACTCTCGTACACGATTAATGGATGTGTACAACACGACAAATAATGTTCGGCTAACTGCTTACCCGTATAATTATTTACGGCAACTAGCACAAAACACAAACGTGACAAATGCAGAGCCAACTTCATATGCTATTAAAGGGTTAATAACGCCGACCTATGGTACTGACGGCACAAACACTGTTAACCAGTCGGTTGAAGCGTACTTATATCCTACACCAAATAGTGCATATAGTTTGTCTATTGAATGTGTTATTCCGCAAGAAGATTTATTTAACAACACAGATTATTTTAAAGTGCCTTGGTATCCTATATACTTGCGAGCATTGGCTTTGGCTATTCGGGAACGAGGTGAGGATGAAGGAGAATTATCAAGTGATGTAGAGGCGGCTTACCAACAGGCTTTAGGGGATGCTATGGCTTACGAGCAAAAAAATCTTTGGCAGTCCCAAGGCGGTGGTGATTGGTATGTTGGAGGAGATTACTAGCTGTGCCTAGTCGATTAAAATCTATTGTTCTGCGAGCGCCAGGAAAAGCAGGGTTAAACTTTGAAGGGGAAAGTATGCAAGCTTCCCCATCATATGCGGATACAGCTAATAACATTGCTTACGATTTTGCTGGAAGACTAGCCAATAGAAAAGGTTGGGAAGCAAGTACAACTTTAGCAANCCATTTAGGGAAACAAAGCCTTACAAATCCATTTACANCNGNANCAACTGCAGGATTACAAGGNCGCGTAACAGTTACTGATAATTCTCACGGAGCTTCTTCAGGAGATTTTGTAACTTTTACAGGCGCTGACGAATCAGTTGACGGAATTACTGCAGCACAACTAAATAAACGGTTTTCAATAACAAAAATAGACGGAAATAGGTATTACATATACACAGATGGTACGGGTGAAAATACAGATGCCGGTGGAGGGTCTTCTGTAGTAGCCTATTATGAGCCACAAATAACTACTTTGTTTACATACAACTA